TTCCATTAATGCTTCATTTTCATCACCAAGTAAAGCCGTTGCCGATTTAAAACCGGTGAATCCCGCCATTGCTACATTCGCTCCTTGAATAGCCGCTTGCATTCCGGCATAATCATTCGAACCTTGCTTGACCCTAGTATTCAAATCGCCAATCTTATCGGTTAAGTCCGATGCTTGTTTGATTGCTTGCGCTCCGACCGGTGAATTTGCTCCGGCTCTGAATGCGATCGTTTGATAATCTTTAACAGCTTTTGTCATTTGAGTGATATCAAGTGTCCCTGAATCAATCAACGCATCCAAATCTTTTAAATCTTGCTCGAACTTATCGACACCCTTCGAATCCGACATAGTTTTCTGCGTGTCCTTTGCTGACTTATTAAGGTCGTCCATTGACTTAGACAACTTTTTTACTTCATTAACTGAATTACCTGTGTCCGTTTTAACTCCAAATACTACGTCTTTTCTTGCCATTTAATTAAATTATTGGTTCATTCCATTCAGTATCGTTATCTATTAGATATTGAATCATTTCAGAATGTGTTCGTTCTTGAAAACCGTTAAGTATAGGATGATTTGTTTCATCGCCTTTATACAGTTTAACAATCATTTTGTTTTCAGCTAAATTCTTTCTAACTGTATTCGCATCCTCAACAACAAAATTCCATAGTTGAGAGTGGTCGTTTGGTAATGGTAAAATATAGTATCTATTCATAATTAACAAGGTGTATCCGTTGTGATATCTCCGCTCTCTTGATTGGTCATAGTTCCGTTTTTCCCACCCGTTTCGCCTAAATCGTCTACTGTTGGGTAAGTAATATCGTCGAATCTGTAATAATGTTCTGGTCGTTTCGCTGCTGCTAATGTCATTAAGTCGTTAGGGCAACCAGAATTGTATATGGCGGTAACTTCACCACCCGTTAAAGAGTAGTCAAAAATACCCGTATCGTCGATGTTACCGTCAAACGGTTTAGGGCTTGCTGCGTTATTTTCTCCAATATAACAATTAACACCGAATGTATCTGTTGATGCTGGCGCAGTTCCCGTTTGAACTGTTGTTTCCAAAACTCCATTAATATAGATTCTTTGTCTATTTGCATTTGCTAATGAAGCATCCCAAACACAACAAACGTGATACCACGTACCTGTACTTAGTACAGTTGTTGACGTTACATAAGATAAAGCTCCACTAGAAACGATGAAGTTTATTTTCCCTGACGTTGCCACACCTATTTGAGTTTGGGTAGTTCCTGTTTTGTAACGACCAAACACACGCCTTGCAACAGAATAATCATCAACCTTTATCCAAGTTGATACGCTAAAGTTTGCTACACCCTCTAACATTGTAATCCTACCTAAATTGACGTACTCATCCACACCATCGAAAGAAATAGATTTGAGGTTTGTCCAAGCATCGGTTGCGTATATATAAGGATTGATTAAAAACATTATGCTCTATATCCGATTAATGTAACTTTCAAACCGGTTCCGGCGATTGTCGATCCGATTGTATCGATGTCGATTGTGATTTCTGAATCATCGGTTAAAGCTGAAGTCGATATGACCGGAGGTGTCGCGGCACTTTCTGATGTGAATTCAGTCGCATCGATTGTCAGCTTCGTCGAAAGAATAGTCGAAGCGGTTTGGTTGATGTCAACCGTAATGACCGAACCGGTCGGTGCGGTCGTGACCGAAGCGCGAACATCTGTCAAGGTCATAGCGTGTGGCATACGGAATGTCAGAGTTGATGTACCTACAACCAAATCACTTGTTTCATCACTTACCGCGACTTGAATATTAACCGGAATCGATGCGAGTATATCTGTCCAAGATATTTTCCTAGAAGCGAACGTTCCGGATATATCGACAGACATTTCCATTTCGTTCGTATCCTCAAAGACACCACCTGGATAGTCCGTTAAATCTGTTATTTTTTTATTCGCCATATTATTCTACTATTCTTGTTTCGTCGTCCGTTGTTACCCTTCTTTGATTGTTTTCAGTTACCCTTCTATTTCCGATACTTGGCGGAACATATGGGTCAACCGGGACATCAGGTATTGTGTATGTCTGTATACCTTCACCCTCAATCAATCGAATCAGTTCTGACTTAGTTGAATTGTCATCGTTCGAATTGTATTCAGCTATCTTCTGAAGTCGATACACAACACCGTCGATATTAATCAAGTCGCCGAAGTCAAGTGAATTGATATGATTCGAATTAAGTCGAAGCGAACAAGATAACATTTTACCGTTTCTATCAATTAATTCCTTAATGAACTTTTCATGATACAACCATAAATTGTTAGTAGTATATGAAACACCCGCCGGAACATTATAGAACACGTATGAAGGTACATCGAACTGAAGGTCAAACGTTGGTGTGTCAATATCATCTAAATGTCCTACATAAGGATACTCAGTCTTGACCGTTGCGACATCAAGTTCATTGATATGTGTCCAATCACCGGACTGTAAAGTTCCGACATTACCGTTCTTGATTTGAACGATGAATGGTTTTCCTTTCTTCTGAGTAATTTCGGACACACCACTTTCGTCTGTCTTGACTTGGAAGTTTCTCGGAACAACTAAGTTCGTTGTCGGTATTTCGCCAAGCAATTTGTTTGAAAACGGAAGTATCATCTTCGTTACTTTCGTCGCGAACTGTGAACCCGACACAACCGATTTCGAACCGTACTGTCTTGTGACATCTTCTTCATATCTCGCATTCCAATAATCTTTGTCATCAGCGAACCCGAACTGATATTCTTTCGCTGAAAAATTAACGGTCGGTGTGACCTTTATATCTTTTGATTCGTCAAGTAATTCAGTCCAATTCAATGCATTCGCTGAACCGTTATAAAAATCGTTTAATGGATTTATATTCAAGTTATATGGATTGTCTGTGTCCGGTTTGACGTATAGATTAAACATCGTGACAAGTCCTTTAAAGAAAGTGAAACAATCCATATCAGGCAAGAATGACTTAATGTTCAAATTGTTTCCTGGTTGAATTTGTTGAATAGCATAATCAATGTCCAATTCGCAAGTTGTAGCGGTTACATCCCAAGACATTTGTGCATATGTTGCGGTTGAATCGGTAACTGTCGCGCCGTACTTAGTGAATTCAATAACCATTGCCACCGTATCTGAAGCCGCTAAATTAATATCGAACGAAGTATCGAATGATGCACTAAAGGAATTCGTCAATGTTGCTGAACTTAATTCATTGTACCATATTACGGTTTCTGCGGTCGGTTGATTATTGACATACAATTTGCTCTTCGCTTGAAATTTACAGTAAACTTCACCATCATTCGATGCAGCACCAACAAAAACAAAATCAGCATTCACATCGTGAGTTCCTGAATAGCTTAATGTATAGTCGCCTTCTTGTTGCGCTACAAAAAGCAACGGTTCATTCGATTGAATCTGTGACGATGGGTCAACATTCGTTCCCGAATCACTTGAATAATTCGAATTGTTTATTGTCGCACCCGTAAAACTAAAAACTCCAGGACTGAATGATGTTCCGATAAGAAGTTCAGAAAGAATGAAACCGTCCGCATTATTCTTTTGATCCATTTCGATTGATTGTAAAGCTGCGGTCGCATCATCTATATTCGGCAACACACCACCTTCATAAGCCATTAATAACTTCTTGAACAGTTGCGAATCGAAGAACTCCGAATCGTATGTGACACCAATCTTTTCGAACATCTTATCGACAATCGATTTAAGAAATATTTGAGGCGGAATGTTATCCGTTTCGAATGTGGTTGGTGTTAACCTATCCATTCCGTAATCGATAAGACCATAATAATAACCCTCACCTAACCAATCAGTTCCGGAATAGTTATTGTAATTGACACCGTCTTTTTGAATGACACCCGTCCATGAATTGGTTTGATTCAATGCGGTTAAGTTGTGATTATACTCAGACCATCCAAGTTCCTTAATCTTGTAGTTCTTTAACAATCCGACGATATCGATTTGTTCAGCGAACATCACCATATTGAACGACCATGAACCGTTCTTTTTAATACACTCCTTTAATTGAATGATACCTTCGAACTGAAGTATTCCGTCTTGGTAATATCTCGCCTTTGCTTTTATCGATGGGTCAAAGTTAGCAATAACCGAACCCGATGTCGAATCAGCTGTCGTCAATGCATAAACCGTTGACATTATATTCGAATTGATTCGTGTTCCTGGAAGTGTAATCGTTTTGGAACTCGAACCCTTTCGCGCTGACAAGTCACGAATGTCGCTAATCTGAAACGTTAACGGAAACGGAATCGACTTGTTCAGTTCGACTAATATATCATTTATATATAACTGCATTTATGAAAGTTGTGAAGTATATGAATACGTTCTTGATAGTGTCAATTCTTCTTGAATCAATCCTTCCTTTATCTTTTGCTTCAATGTATATTTGTTCGTTGATACTCGAACCGGTTCAAATACGCCTTGAGTTATTTCAAGATAGACTGAAGGCGATTCAAGTAATGAACGCATTAACCAATTATGCTTTTCTTCTTTGATCCAATCAGTATTGACTTTCATCGTATCGGTCACAGACTTTGTTCCTGAGAATGATGAACCGTTCACACGATTATAATCGAATGTATTTGTATCTGACCAAACACCTTGATTCTTTTGATAATCGAATGTTTTAATTCTTGACGATTCTTCTGAATACTTAGTGAATGAATACGAATCCCAAACACCCAATTTATTAAGCCAATGTAATCGTCTTGATGTATATTGTGAACACTCAGTATCAATGTAGATTTTGAATGACTCAGTCGCCGCCGCACCTTGACCAACACTAACCGTATAATAGTAGCAAGTCGAAAAGTTCGCATCGGTTATAGATGTATTCGCAACAATCGATGTCGGTGAAACGTCTGTCACTAACATATATGCGGCAGTCAATGGATTCGAAAAGGATGAAGCAATAGTCGAACCAGTTACATCATACAATACAACGTCCAAATCTGAAATAGCTGCGGACGTCATAAGCGAACCGACGAACATTGATTCAGTTAGTCCGCAATAATATTTTGATGTTCTCGGAAACAACGTCATGAACAGACAGTCTTGAACTGAATTCAAATCGTAAACAGTATAGTCGTAATCAATCCAATCAGCATGACGAAGTGAACCGTTCGTGACTGTGAACGTTGATGATGTTGCTTCATATGGATCGAATTCAACCGGCGGCGTTCCGTATTTCTCAGTCACCACAACCGAATACGTTGCTATTGCGTTTGTGTATGCCGTATCAAGTGAACCATCCGACACCAATTCAGAGTATACAATCGTTCGAAGTATAGCTGAACAATCGAACTTCCCGAAGTTAGCCGATTCAGGAAACACTTGATGATATGAATGAATCGAACCGTTAACAGTTAATGTTATAATGAAACTGAAATTAGCGTTCGCCGTTTCATCTGAACTGAATTCGAACACAACTGGATTCGATGCGGTTGTGTAATCTTGAGGGGAATTTGTAATCGTTACTGACATACCTATTGTGTACGCCTGTATACCTATTCAAATACTGAATTGAATGATGCTGTAACAATCAACCCCGTTGCCGTTAATAAGTCTTGACTGATTCGTTCAAGCATCTCATCGGTCACAACTTTGTCGGTGATATTCTTCGGTTTGATTCCGTATCGTTTAATGTTGACAGCGATTGCATATGCTTGACTTATACTTGCACCCGACCATTCACGAACTGAATTCGCCATCGCTTCAGGAACACCAAGATTCTTGAATGAATAAAGACCATTCGAAACAACCGAACGGATCGGTGACATCGCACCTGAGAATTGACCGACACCGGACACACCATCATCGATAAACTTATAATAGTAATCAGCTTCGATTTGGAATCCATTCTTTGTTGGTATCGGAATAACCGAACCCTTCAATGCTCCATTCTGTGAAGTCGTGTCCTTTTCGATTTGAGTACGAAACGAATCGACAATGTCATTGCCTAATTCAAGTATCAATTTATCATAAGCCGAAACCATTTGTGATTCTGTGAACTTGCCCGTTCCGATTCCTTCACCTTCCAATGCTCTTAATATTTCGCCTTCTGTCATATCTAATGTGTCTACTTGTTTCTATAATCAGCTTCGAACTTTAATCGGAAGTAATTGTTCCAAAACAAAAACGATACATAAGGCATATCAGTTATGTCGTCAACGTCCCGATTCAATTCCTTTGATAAAAATACTATGTTGGTTGTCCATTCGAACCACTCAGAATTTGCAATTCCTTCTTCAACTCGTCCTTCGTTTTCATCATCTGAATCTGATTCTGAGCTATCGTCAGAGCGAATATAGCGTCCTTCAACTTCTGCCATCTGTCCAAAAAAAAAGCGAACACACTCAGGAACTCATCACCTGGAAATTCTCTTTTGAATGCTTCGATTCGTTTCGCGGTTGGATTCATTACGTGATCGTTGTCATCGACTTGGTTGTATTTCATTCCATCCTCAATATATAGAATCGATAGAACTTCATAAGGTGAATCATAAACCGATTCGATTAACTTCATATCAATAACCGCGCCCGTTGTGATATGCTCGAACTCCTTATCGAACACATATCTTTGACCGTCGATGAATACTTCCGCTTTCAATTCATACGGTTGATTCAATATCGTCATGATATGATTGAACGCATCTGTGATTCCTTTCGCATCCGCATTATATAACTTCGGTTTCGATACACCCGAAAAGATTGAAACGACTTGAACCCTGAAGTCAAGTGAATCGGATAATGTGTCCAGGTTGATATCACCCGAAGATAAGAAAACCCACTTCGTCAACTGTTCCGGACTGCAATCTGATAAGCTACTTGGTACTGATATATTCATTTCTATATTTTTTTACTAAATCGTTATCCACAATGTTCGGGATTGTCTTTCGGTTCTACTAAATTTCTTTTTCTGTTTTGGCAACCGTTTTCTTCACAGTAGTTCATCGTACATTTTTCTTTTGGTGTTTCACAAAATCCCCACGTTTTTTTTTCTGTTTTCATATCTATTTACTTTTGTTTAATATTTCAATCCGCTTTTAAATCGTTTAATGTTCTTTATTCGGTGGTTAGCATTAATACTACTTCGCTTATAATCTTCATCTTTTAATCCTTCGTTTAATTTTCCTATTACTTCTTTCATTGTTCTAATTTTTGGTTAAGGAATTCGTTCGCTTTCTCTATTGCTTTCGTTCTTGCTTCGTGACGGGTGTTGAAAAGAACACCATAATAATCCTGTTCTATATTCCAAGCCCAATGCATTTTTTTCATACCATAATCTTTATGAGTTTCAATCTCAATGTAAATCCCCTCACTATCTAAAAAGTCAACGTAAACGCTAAACTTCATAGAGTCGGGATAAGATGTAAATCTTCTTTGATTATAAACCACACCTGTATCCTCATCGGGGTGAATCCAAAATTCAAACATTTTTCCTTTAGCTGATTTCGATTGCTGTTCTACAATCCACTTCTCAAACCGTTCCTTTGCTTTTCCTGTTAATTCCATTGTTCTAATATTTTTTTACTAAATCGTTTAATGTTCTTTATTCAGTTGTTATGCTTAATTAATTTCTATTTTCCACCTCTTTTGAGTCCTTGTTATTTTGCTACATTTGTGGCAAACCTTGTAAAGCATTGTCAACTCAAATAAATAGAAATTAACTCGTGCTTTTCTGTAAGTGTAGTTCTCGTGGCTACATTCAGTAGTTGTAAAAGTGTATGTGTGTATATCATTCATAAGCATAACATTATTTAAAAATCATTAAAACGCTTTTTACATTTAGCGTTGTACGTTATTATAAAGTTTTCTTTAATATTTCAATCCTTGTTGTATTGGTGCGAAATGTTCGCGTTCATAATTCTGTTGCATTTCAATCTTGTTCTGATTCGCTACATGTAACACCACAAACAAAGCTGTGATCGTTAAGCATATCATCAAGGCCAACAAGAAGCCGTCAATTTTTTCGTTTTCTTTCATGGTACGAATATACGAATAATTTATTTAAGAACCGCAACCAATACAATCAAAATGTGAATCGGTCGGTTTCGTTCCGTTCAGTTTCATTTCAAGGTTGTGTATTTCGTCCTTGATATTCATGTCCTGGAACATATCGCCTGACAGTTGTTTCTTGAGCGATTCGATTGTTGCTTTAATTTCTTCTTCCATTATCTTAGTATTGTATATCTTCCTTTCTGACTTAATTGCTTTATAGCCTGAACCGATAACGATAACGATATGACACCATCATCGTGGATTCCTTGCGGTGCTGAATATTTGACCCGTCTTGATTTTGGATCGTATATGTACGTGAACGCTTCGAGTTCGTCGATTAACCAATCGTGGTCTAATATCTTAATGATACCTTGTTCGAACTGAACCGCTAAGTCTTCAATCATAATCGGTTTGGTTTTGGTTGTCGTCACATACGGTTCGACTAAGTTCTTGCATTTAGCTTTTAGCATCTCATAGAACACATCACCTTGATTGTTCACCTCGACATATGTAAGTGCCTTGTATCGATTTATAACTGAAGCGACCTTATTGATTATGGCAGACCATTCATCATGTCTCCATCGTTCGACGTGAATCATATTCTGTTTTGAATCGAGTATGGTCAGAACCGTATAATCATCAGCCCGTCCAATATCAAGACCACCGAACAAACGACCGACTGCCGTTCCTGGTTGACTGATTGCATTATCCTTTACGTTCTTGAATAGACCGCTTGAGTTATCCATGAACTCGGCAAGGTATTCTTGTCTGAACACATGGTCAGGAAGTGATCGTTTAATCGCATCGATTTCATTCGGGTCAATCATCGGATTGTCATATGAACCAAAATGAAAGTATCTATACTTGTCATCGTAATTATGTTGAAGCGATAGATTGTAAAAATGATTCTTCCCTTTCGGAGTCGATATGAATATAACCTTCTTGCCTTTGACTAGAACCGTTGCTTGCAACACCTCGCGCCATAATTCGGGACGGGTGAAAGCCATCTCATCAATGACCAAATAATCGAATGTATTACCACGAATATTATCAGGACGTTCACCGGAAAAGAATCGGATAGTCGAACCGCATCCTTTCACAGTTAGTTCAGACCGATTGAATTCGAACATACCGCTTCGAACCGTTGCGCGTTCTAGTTCGTCGAATACTTTCTTTGATTGTGAATAAACCGGACTGACCCAAGCTATTTGTGAACCAGGATTGTTGATTGCCCAATACAGAAGCTGATTCGTTGCGAACATAGTTTTTCCCCATTGTCGCCCAATGTTACAAACGTAGTATTTAGCCGGTTCGTTATTGATTGAATCATGAATCAGACGTTGATTATGATGTGGCTTATATCCTTTGACTGTACTCAATCGTTATGAATCAAAATCGAATTTGTCGACTTGCTTCGATTCGATGTGTTGTTTATCGTGCATGTTCAATGCGTTCTTTGCGTAGAATATACCCTTGCCTTCATTCGCTACGATATCTCGCGCTAATGAGTTGAATCGTTCCGTTATTCTTTTTATAGTGTCACGTTTAAGGTTCTCATCATTCTCATCACCTTTTTCACGAAGCCACCTATACCAAGTTTGTCTTGATATTGTTTCTTTGTTTACTATCCCTAACCATATGTTAAGAAAATAATCAACGGTCGGGATATGGCGATCCATTACTTTGACCACCTTACCCGATCCCGTTGCGTGTTCTTTTGTATGTGCTAAGCATTCAGCAAGATATTCTTCTGACTTTGCTTCAAGTGATTGAATGAACTCTATTGACTTACTCATAAATACTGTGTTATACTGTTTACTATATATATATTTTAATAGTATTTCACGTTTATCAAAAAGAAGTCTTGAACGGAAGTATCTTCTTTCAGTTCGTCCATTTTGGTTTCGGTTTGCTGAAGGTTCAGCACCGGAGTTTGTGCGTGTTTGAGTTGTCCTTCTGATATGAATGTGTATTCGATTCGATATCCTTTCTTTAAGTCTTTAATTTTCATTCTGTATTATTTTGATTAATTGTTCCTTTGTTGGATTCTTTAGTCTGTGACCTTTATCTTTTGCGAATTTACGCATTTCTTTGTAGGTCATTTCGATTGGTGCTTTGACCATTTTCATTTGAAGGACTGGTTTCGATTCCATTCGTTTCATATATGAATTGACATCGTGCATTGCTTTTCGGACACAAGTTCCGCAGTCCATATTCGTGAGCGGTGTGCATCCTATTTCGGCAACGATTTCTTTCAGTTCTTTCTTGAGTGTCATCGATACGGCAAACGAACCGGTTCGAGATAGTCTGTCAAGTTGACCTTGCAGTTCTTTAGATATTTCATTTTGTTTCATATATGTAAATTAAGTTAGTGATAAGATACGATGTTGGAAACGCCCACCAAAAGTTCGGTGCGAATAGAAGCAACATAATAAGCGCAACCCATCCGGACAGACACGAAGCGCAATTAAGCGGTTTGATGTCAGGAAGGTTAAACGTTGTCAGAATCATTCCGATTGCACTCGCTGTAATAAGTAGTATTAATATCATCTTTAAGTTGTTTGATTGTTTCGGTTATGTATCGTTTGTTTAGTTTTGTCTTGGTTTCGATTTCTCGATATGTCATTCCATCCATTACCATTTGACCGACTTTAATTTTAAACCAATCTTCAGGTGTTGGTGGTGTTCGGTTCATATAGTCGTGAAGGAAGTCAAGATATTTCTGACCGTTTTCGATAATGATGTCATCGATTGGATCGTGGATTTGTCCGTCATCTTCGAAGCGAAGTTCATTAACTCGATTCAGTTTGTTGAAATCTGAGTTGTGCCAATTCCATTGCTGATATGCAGTTCATGCGAAGTAAGCCGCTTCGTTATCTATTTCTTCTGTTTTCTTCAGCATTATGAAGTAGACATGAACGACCAGGTCAGGCGACAGTTCTGATTCGTTTGTAATCTTGTCAGCGATTCGATACGGTTCTTCTGTCTTGAATAGATTCATTTCTTAATCATTGTATTGACCGAACCTTTTTTGAAGCGGTCATAATTCTTGAGTAAATATAGCAAATTATCCTTTGTCATT